ATCTCGACACGATCGTCCTGGGTATCGAGCCCCGCGGTGATCACACCGACGCCGATCGGCACCTCGCCCGGCCAGGTCTCGGCGCGCGCCGCCAGCGTTTCGGCTTGGAGATCCTTGCCCGTCGTGCGGCGATGTGGCTTGCCGCGCTGGGTATTGTCGAACTTCACCCGCTGATCGGGATCGGTCTTCCACAGCAGCCACTTCCGCGCCATCTTCGGCGGGGCGTCCCGTTCCCACGGGCTGAACTCCTTCCCGGCCGTGAAACTGGCGTGTTCGTTGTCGACCGGCCAGCTTCCGCATTCGGAACATCGCGCACGATAGACTTCGTGTCGATCGCCGGCCCACCAATCCCACACCGCCGCGACCGGATCGGCCGGCTGCTCATCAGGGGGCGCCCTCCATGCCTCCTCATACGCGGACATGGGATCCCGATGCTTGTCGCAGCACCGAAATGTACGCGTCTGGTGCCAACGGGCGGTCTGGAGCGCCGCGCGGCGCTCCGCCTCGGTCCACGGGCAACCGCATGCTTCGCAGTGGATCGCCGCGGTCTTGTAATGGTGGGCGACCGCCTTTCCGTCCGGCCCGTAATCCTTGTCCCAATGGATGTGCTTGAAGAAATCAAGGAACTGGCGGTGCCCGCAATGGGGGCAGGCTACCGATGCCTGGCGCTGGTCGCCCTCAAGGTAGCTGTCCTCGATCGCGCTTTCGCCCTCGATCGTCGGCGAGCATGCCCGGATCGACTGCGCGCCGGTGAACGTCCCCATGCGTTCCTCGGCGAGCCCGACCGCGTCGCCCTCGCGGGTCGGCACGTATTTGTCGATCTCGTCGCAGAACACGCGCTTGATCGGGCGGCGCGCAACGTTGTCGGGACTGCCGGCGCCCTCGATCGCGAGGAAGCCGCCCGGGAACGACTTGTACCGCAACGTCTCGTCGGCGTTCCGTGTTTTGCGGGTGCCGACCAGCTCGCGCAGCACCGGGGTCGCCCGGATAAGCGGGGTGATACGCTCCTTCGAAAACTGCTCGGCCGCATCCTCCTTCGGCTGCAGCATGAGCATCGGGCTGGGATCGAGGTGGGCGAAGAACCCGAACGCATTCTCGATCAGGGCGGTTTTCATGAGCTGGGTGCAGACCATCACCGTGATGGTCGCGACGCCCGGCTCGGTTACCGCGAGCATCGGCCCGCGTGAAATCTCTACGTCGCTCGTCCGCCACTTGCCGGTGGTCGAGCCCGCGCCAGCCGCCTTGCGGCGATAGCGATCCGCCCATTCCGGTACCGAGATGCGCGGCGGCGGGGTCATCCCCTTGCGCCACGCTAGGCGGAGACGTTCAGCCTTCTCCTCCGTCAGCGAAGTCGGCTTCCGGCTCGCCGAGGTCGTCAAGCTGCTGGTGGACATGCTCGTTCAGCGCCTCCAGCACCGGCTCGACGGCAACGTTGAGCTTCGCGGCGATCAGGGGCGCAACACGGGACGGCCAATTCTGCCACGCATCGCGAAACGAGCGGGCCTGTTCGAACAAGACGGCTTGCGCAACCTCGATGTCGATGACGTCGCCAGCCTCTTTCCGGGCGGCGAGCAGGTTCTTCGCAGCGAGGCCGTTTTCCTTGATCTGCTCGGCGCGGCCGGTGCTGACAAACCGGCCTTCCAGCACCGCCGCAATGAAGTCCTCGTCATCCAGCTCGGCGGGGTCGAGGGCGTCGGGGTCCGCATTGTCCGCATCAGGTGCGGACCTTTTCGAAGTGCGGACCTTTGGTGCGGACTTTTTCGCAGGGTCCGCACCTTGGTCCGCACGTCGGTTCGTGCGCCGCCAGCCCGATCCCGCCAACGCGGCATCGAGCTTCTTGTCAGCCGTAAGTGTCAGTTTTCCTTCGGCAATCGCCTTGCGCACAAGCTTGTCGCTGCACCCATCCAGCCGAGCAAATTCGCGGATGCTGACGAGGTTGGCGGGTGCGGACATTGCTAGTGCGGACCCCTTTCAGAACCCATAGCTGGTCCCTCTTCGCGCCATTGCCCCCCGCATAGCGGCCGGGTCGGGAAGGACCCAAAGGGGGTGGGGGTGTCACGCAACAATGTTGCGCGCGAGCAACGATCAGAGCCCCTCCGCCGCCTCTGGAGCAACATTATTACGCCTCGCGCGCCGATCGGTCGGACGTGCCGGCGGCTGCTCTAGGCCGTGGCCGCACCGGACGCAGAAGCGCCGCCAGTGGGAGCCGCGCGCCCAATCGTGATAGCCGAAGGCGCACATGAGCCAGCCCATATCGGCCTCCCGATCCTCACTCAGACGGCGAGAGGTTGATCTCGACAGTCGCGATCGCGTCCCACTTCTTCACCGGGTACGATGGCGAACCCTCGGTCAACTGGTTGATCTCCACGCGGACGCTGGCCGCCTCAAGGTGCTCCACCCCAGCATGCCGCGTCGCAGCGTCCCGGATTACTCGCTGCAAGTCGGCCCACGGGACCTTCACGCGCACCGTCCGCTTGTTCACCGTGTCGTCGCTGAGCGTGTTGATGGACATCGCGGACCTCCTGATCTTCCCTCGCCGCGAAGGGATCACACGGCGAGGCGGCGGGCTGGGAGAGGATCAGCCGACCGGATTGGAGCCAGCGGCCGGCATCGAACCGGCGACCGCCCGCTTACAAGGCGGGTGCTCTACCTGCTGAGCTACACTGGCGTGAAAGGGTGAATGCCGGATCGATATGGCGTCCGGCGCCGGGCGCTGGTGCTTGGCGAGACTCATGCCCGCCGACCTCCCCGACATGCTCTTGGCTCTGGCGGTGCCGCCCCATATGGCAGGTAACGCCGTCGACGCCCTCGGGTATTTCGTGATGCCTGAAACGAGAAGCGCCCGACAACCTTTCGGCGCGGGCGCAACTCTAAATCCTGATCCCTGATAGCATTTTCGTGCCCAGCGTCAAGCGGCCTGATCCTCCGGAAATTCGGGATCAGGCAGACCGAGCGCGCGAGCAATGATGATCGAGCGGATATCGAGCCAAGGCCGCATCATGCCGCGCCCATCCAGATATGCAGGGTCGATCTCCACGCTGATCGGCGGGTCAATCGCATCCGTGATCGCATGCTTTTCCCGCGCATCTCGCACAGCCGCGCTGCCGCTCGCCAGCGCACGCGCGGCATCCATGAACTCCAGCCGGATAATCTCGCGATGCGCGCCGGACCGCGGTGCCATCGTGGAAACGATGCGGTCACCCTTCATCCTTGAAACCGCGCGCGAGCCGAAGCGCTCCATAGCCAGCGCTTTGAAATCCTTGTCGTGCAGCGCGACAGCGCGCAGCGTCGGCCAAAGCGCCGCCGGCACCCGCGCCTCCATGCGATGAACCACGTCTTTGCCGAACGCGATCTTCTCCAACCGGCTTAGCACGCCCTCCGCGCCAGCGGTGCCGCCGCCCGCGCCGATATCCAGCCCCGATTTCACTTCGCTGACCTCAGCCTCGTCGAACCCCTTGCGATAGGCGCGCAGGGCAAGGATCTGGTCGAGCGTCAGGCCCTCGATGCTTTCGAACCGGGCAACGCGCCTGAATGCCTTGCCGATCATGTGCCGCCGGCCGTCCGCCGAGCGGTCGTAAATCTGCGTCTCGGCGTAATCGGCATGCGCCATCTGCTCGGGCGTTGGCGGCACCACCGCGGGCCGGGCGCGGCGCGCACGCTCCGCCGCCTGCCGCACGTCGATAATATCCCGCTTCCGCGCTTTCTTGCTCATACACCCCGCCATAGAACAATTGTGGAACATCGTCACGACACGCCATAGGGTTTGAAGGGGCCGTGATACCGAGCGCGCGCAACAAAGCTGCCATCCGAGAGGCGGCGCAGGATGCCGCGCTCCACCGCGATGCGGCGCCATTGCTCCGGCACGTCGCCGATCGGCTGGCCCGAACCGATATTGTCGAGCCAGCGGTCAAAGGCGGCGTCCGTGTACGACTGGCACAGGCGCAGCGCCGTCTCCTGATCGGACACCGGCGGACGATAGGCTGAAATGAGGTCCAGGCACTGGCGCGGCGTCGGAAACCAGTCGAGCGTCGCGCAGGCGGTGCGCGCCATGAACCGCAGCGCATCGTTGCTGTAGCCCGCCAACAGGCTCGCATAGACCGCGGCGCGCATCGCCCCCGTGGTGTCGTCGACGTTTTTCGACGGCAGCGCGGCGGCCATGAACTGCAAATGCTTGGTCAGCTCCTGCCGCGTCGCGGGCTCCTCGGGCATCGGGACGCTCGATAGCGCCCATTCGCGCAGCGCCGCGCACTCAGCGTCCGTCGTGGGCGGGCGCATCCCCGGACATGTGATGGAGCGCGTTGATGAAACCGTCGCCGGTTCGCGGAGCTGGTCGATGACGGTGTTGAACGGAGGCATGGTCATTGTCCTTGATCGAGGCGTAGATCGCGCCGTGACCCTTCGCGGTCGCGGCGGTGAGCAGGCGGCCCGGCGGCCAATTGTCGTCGGCGTGGCGGGCGACATCAGCGAGGAACGCGGCGTGAGCCGTGGCGGTGTTCGCGAGGCGCTTCCGCTTCCGGTTGGCGAGGAAATCGGCCCAAACCTGCGCATCGGCCCATTCCGGTTTCGGGAACGGGTCGGCGTCGCGCGGGGTCGCGCGAGGTGTGCGGGGGGTAGGTTTAATTTCTTTAGGGGGTCTGGGGGACGTTTCTTTATCAAGGACGGGGGGGCGCGTTACGCTGTCGTCACGCGTTACGCTTTGTGACGCTTCGTTACGCTCCGCGTCCCGCGCGGCGAGGCGGTCGCGATAGCGCTGCTGCCGCTTTGCTCCCGTCGACCGGGTGTCCTCGGCCGCCTGCATCTCTGCAATCGCCGCCGCCAGCGCGTCGCCGGACATGCCGAGCGCGACGAGATGTTTGACGGCCACCGCGAGGACGCTCATCAGCGCCACCCCCATTCGCGCAGGATGCGGATCGGGCAGTCGAGGCTATTCACCAGCCCCCACGGGATTCCGATCGCCTCCAGATCGTCGCGCCAGGTCACCTGATCGGGATCGAGCCTCGCCAGCCCCTCGCGCTTGCACTCGGCGACGCCGACGCGCGGCGCGAGCTGGTCGATGATGATCAGATCCGGGAAGCCGGGCGACATGCCGTCCTTCTTGAGCGCGGCCACCTGCTTAATGCGCGCCATCGCGTTGCCGGCGAGATGGCTCCCGTTCGGCACGTGGACGGCGAAGCAACGGTGCATCGCGAACATGCGGATGGCCGCGCGCTGGATCGGGCGTTCGAGCAGCTTCATGCGGCCACCGCCTGCGCGTCGATGACGCTGCGCAGCCCGTGGGCGATCCACCGCATGTTGTTGACCGCCTGGCTATTCCCCAGCGCCTTATAGCGCGGGCCGTCCGCCGCCGGCTTTCCGCGATAGGTGATCGCGGTGAAATCGTCGGTGACGCCCATCAGGCGTTCGCACTCGGTCGGGGTGAGCCGCCGCACGGCCCATTCCCCTGCAACATAGCACTGCTGCTTCATGCCGGGTTCGGCTGCGAGTGCTCCCACGGTCTGCCCGTCATC